TAATGCCGAATGGGTTGAAAAGTTTAATTCAAACCTTCCTAAAGTGGTTGAACTTAGAAACGAATACATCGAACTTTACAAAACAAGAGCATGACAACTTCACAAGTCCTTCCCCGACTTAAAGTAGCTTTACTTCGAGGGCAAAAGATCAGCACGTTAGACGGCCTTAAAAGGTTTGGAACTATGCGATTGAGTGAATATATTCGTAGGCTTAGAAACGACAAAGTTAATCCTATGGATATTGATTGCGAGATAAGAACCGATAAGAGAACTAAAAAGACCTACGGGGTTTATTCTTATGGCAACCAAAAGTAGCTCAGGCGATACCGGAAGCGTTCACCCTTACATCGTTGAGGCTAAGAACCGCGACAAAGAACTTGGAAGAAAGTACCAATGGGAAACGGCTAAGATCATACGGAAAAAAGGAAAGATTACAATCATTAGACAAATTAAAAATGACTAACTTTAGAGAAGAAACCGCAACTCGAAACGTAATCATAGGCGCGTGTCTTGCAGCGCTGGCAATTATTATTTATCTTACACTAAACTTTTTAGCATGACCGAACGAGAAATAGCCGAACGAAGGCGAAAAGCAACCGAACACCTGAACAGTAAGAAGGTTTTAAAAGAAGTTTATTTATGGCTTTCTTTAATCCTGATAGGTATTGCCGGTATTTGTTTAAGTCTTATCTTTGGACCGCGAATAGATGACGCGCTGACTAAACTAAGCTGGGAGTATCAACTGGCTTGTACATTGATCTTTCTTACTATTATTTCACTATACATTAGACACAAAACCAAATGACAATTACCGGAACAATCAAAGGCCAAGGATTTAATTATAAATCCTTTCAAGGCAAAGTAAACGCTCAGGAGACTAAGGACTTCTTAGTTATCTACAAAGAAGGGAACTATGAGAAGCAAGTAGTTTTAACCGCGTGGAACGCTACCATTACAGAAATGGAAAACACAGTAGGCGAAAAGACTTTCAGCGTAGAGCCTACATCCAGGGAGTATAAAGATAAATGGTACACATCGATTAAGGTATGGAAGGTCGCGTAACTTACTATCACAACGAATGGAAGCTAGTCGCTAACATCTGGATGCAGTTCGTTCGATACGTTGAACCTAACGTAGAAGAATGGAGATTCGAGGCTAACGGTAAAGAACAGACCTACCAACGGCATATCTAACTTTTTAACCTACCCCGATATTTTTAGCGTGTGTTTTGCACGTTCGGGATTTTTTACTAAATTTGGTAAACCAAAAATAACTATGAACTACTCCCAATTCCTAGCAACAAAAATCAAGAATTACAAAGATTCAGGATTTGAAACTGACAATCTAAATTCTAATCTATTTGACTTCCAAAAATTCATCGTGCAACGGGCTTTAAAAGCTGGCCGCTATGCTTTGTTTTGTGAATGCGGAACAGGTAAAACAATCATGCAGCTATCTTGGGCTGACGCGGTTGTAAGACATACCAACAAACCAGTAATTATACTATGCCCTTTAGCCGTATCAGGACAAACTATTAACGAGGGATTAAAGTTTGGAATAGAAGTTCAGCGTTTAAAGTCAGATGTATTTGGTCCTGGAATATTCATCACAAACTATGAACAATTAGAAAACATCACCGATGAACAGATTGAGCAATTTGCCGGAGTTGTTTTAGATGAAAGTTCAATACTTAAGAACTTTACTGGAGTTTATAAAAATCTCATATTAGAAAAGTTCAAATACACTCCTTACAAACTGCCATGTACTGCCACTCCTTCGCCTAACGATCTTAATGAGATAGGTAATCACTCAGAATTTTTGAACGTACTAGACGCTCAGGATATGCGCTCTAAGTGGTTTGTTCGTGATGAAGGAATGAATAACTACCGACTGAAAGCTCATGCAAAGGTTGACTTTTACGCATGGATATCATCTTGGGCTTGTATGCTTTCTAATCCTTCCGATCTTGGATTTGATGGAAGTAGTTTTGTTTTACCTCCATTGAATTACATTGAAAAGCGAATTGAAACAAAAGCCCGCGATAATGGCAAACTATTTAATGACGCTTCAATTAATGCAACTAATTTTAATACTGAATTAAGATTAACGAAGATTGAAAGACTATCTAATGTTGTAGATATCGTTAATTCCTCTACGGATAATTTTATTATATGGGTTAAACAAAACGAAGAGGCTGACTATTTAATGAAGTTTATACCTGATGCAGTTGAGGTCCGGGGAAATGATAATCCAGTTATAAAAGAAAAAAACCTACTGGGCTTTGCCAACAACGAGTTTCGGGTATTGATAACAAAAGCTAAGATCGCACAGTTCGGTTTAAATTACCAAAACTGCCATAATCAGATATTTGCATCATTAGACTTTTCATTCGAAGGATTATATCAGGCCATTCGCAGATCTTACCGATTTGGACAAAAACAACAAGTAAACATTTACATGATAACTACTGACACCATGCAAAACGTAATTAATTCAATCAAAGAAAAGGAACGTAAGTTCTTGGAGATGCAAGAGGAAATGAATCGTAATATCAATTCAAAGCAGTACGGACTTTTGAACGAGTACGATTACAGGGAAGTTAAAAACGATAATTTTTTCCTAATGAAGGGAGATACTTGCCAGGAGATTAAACGCATACCGGATAATAGCGTTGATCTTATTATATTTTCGCCCCCATTTAGTTCTTTGTTTACCTATTCAAATTACATACACGATATGGGCAACAATGATAATCATGACGAGTTCTTCAAACAGTACGCATATCTTTTAAAAGACCTTTACCGGATATTAAAGCCAGGCCGTTTAATGTGCTGCCATACAAAGGACTTAGGAGTTTATAAAAATTCAAGCGGCTATACTGGAATGTATGATTTTACAAACGATCATACAAAGGCAGTCCAACAAGCTGACTTTAAACTACATTCAAAGATTACAATCTGGACAGATCCAGTATTAGAAATGCAGCGAACTAAAACGCAAAGATTACTTTACAAAACAGTTACAAGCGATTCAACATTTACAGGAATTGGCATGGCTGAGTATGTAACTATTTTTAGAAAGTGGGAAGGAGATCAGGAAAACTGGGAGCCTGTTACAAACTTGACTAAACAAAACTTTCCATTAGATACTTGGCAAAAGTGGGCATCTCCCGTTTGGATGGACATTAGAAGGACGGACGTTTTGAATGGGCATGAAGGTACGGCTCTTGGTGATGAAAAACACATTGCACCGCTTCAGCTAGAGGTAATTCATAGACTTGTAAATCTATACAGTAATAAAGATGAAGTTGTTTTTACTCCTTTCCTGGGCATAGGTTCAGAGGCATATCAATCCATAAAGGACGGGCGAAAGGCAATAGGATGCGAACTAAAAGATAGTTACTTTGATGTGGCAGTAAAAAATTGTAACAAGGCAATATCGGTCAAGAGTCAAATTGATATGTTTGTATAATAATTAAGATTTACTACATTTACACCGCTGGCGATGTCGAGATAAAAAGTCAGCAAGAAATCAAAAGCCTTTATAGGTTAGTAGGGACTCGACACCCGAACGCCTGTAAAGGCTTTATTGTTTATGGCAAACAGGGTATTAAGAGACTGGACACAATCGGAAACGGTCAATGATTTATCAGACGGGGCAGAGGTATTCTTCACCCGTTTGATAATGAAGGCCGATGACTTCGGGTGCTACTACGGGAACCCAAAGCTATTAAAAGCCGCATTGTTTCCTTTAAAGGATTACAATTTCAACAAAATTATAGTCTTTAGGGATGAATGTCAGTACGCTGGATTGATTCAGGTTTATGTAATTGATGGCAAAGAATACGTTCAAATAGTAAACTTTGGCCAACGATTGCGGCAGATGAATAGCAAGTTCCCGCAACCCGCTGACAACCCGCTGACAGTTGACAGCAACCGGCCGCCTGAAACGAAACGAAACGAAGTAGAAGAGAAGGTGAAGACACCGCGCAAATTTTCCGATGACTTCTACCAATCCAAAGAGCAAGCCCTTGAAGAACTTAAAACAGACGATCTATACATCGATGAATGCCATCGGCTAATAACCGGTAAAGGCTGGAGGGTAGCCACAAAGGTCAACCTTATGCAAATACTTGTTGTGTTCCTTTTGGGCAAGGCCGACCTTACAAGCGAGAAGTCGGATATAAAAAAGCACTTCAAGAATTGGTTAATACGGGAAAAATTAGACACCTTAACAAAAATTTGCAATGAAGGATAAGCTTATCAAATACGTTGACTTGGGTAGATCTTTCAGGGATCAGGCCAGTCAGATAGAAATATCAGTAAAGCAGAATCAAAAGACGATAGAAAGGATAGCTAAGTATCTTTCAACGGCAAGGCCGGCAGATCGTACAGAAATTGAGCGTAACGAGACTTTAAGGGATTTCTGTATCAAAGTAGCGGTAACCAATGAAAGCACGTTAAACGCGCTGCAATCATGGCGGGGCACTTTTCAGGAAATACTATCCGATCTTGAATTGGTGGAGGCATCGAGGCAAGCAAACACCTTAGAATTTCAATCCGAAACCATAGAGTTTTTAAATCTTCAAAGAGAGGAAGTGATCCAAAACATCGCAAATGAAATCAGCCAACGAATTAAGGGAAATTCTTAACGCTCCAGCCGACCCAGGCATTCACTTTATAGCCGACCCAAGACACTACGAAAAGGAGGTTTTGGATGGCTATTCGATGGATGTGGTTAAGTACGGGAACGAGATAGACGCGTATTGCCCCGCCAAGATGGGCGAGCTAACCTGTATAATTGGTCATACAAACGTAGGCAAGACTACGGCTATCCTTTGGATGCTTTCTTTTTTGGTTAAGCAGGGTAAGCGTATTTTGATCTATTCGGCTGAAAACAGGATAAGCTCAATTCACAAACAGATAATCAGGTTTTGCACGGGGCATATAAATATCTCGGTTGAGGACCTGGCAAAGTTTCGATCGAACATAAAGTACATCAAACACGAAAGGCATTTTAGCTACAGGGATATGTTAAACCAAGCTACCTACCTTTTGGATGCCGGATTTGAGTTTGATTTCTTTTTTATAGATCCGTACAACTCGCTAAAGATTGAGAACTCTTTTAAGCTGAACACCCATGACTACCACTACCAGGCAGCGGAGGAAATGCGCATTTTTGCGATGAATACCGATAAAAGCATTTATTTAAACTGCCACACGGTAACCGAAGCGCAAAGGGTTAAGCCTGACAACAACGGACACCGACCGGCCCCGATGGATAGCGATGTAGAGGGAGGGGGTAAGTTTCCCAACAAGGCCGACAATACGATTGTACTTCACAGACAGATAAGTTCAATGTTGGATGGTGAAAAGTTTATAACTGAGATCCACGTTAGAAAGGTTCGTAACCAAGAATTTGGAGGGGAACCAACGCCATACAGCAGCCCACTAAGGTTTAAGTACAGGGTAGACCGTACCGGCTTTGACTTTGTTGGAGGGTTTGAAAGCAAGCTGAACGACTACAAACAAGTAAGTTTTGATAAGAATTATGATTGGATTAAATAGAAATTTCCTTAGCTTTGACGAGTGGGTTAAACGATAATCACCATCCCCCCGACCGGTTAACATTTTGTGGTGAAAGGTTTCCGGTGGTGGCTCCGAGTGGGGCAAGGGGTTAAATTTGGCTAATTTGGGGCTTTTTAAAAATAAATTAAAAATAATCTTGTTTAATTGTTGCAATTATTCAAAATAGTAGTATATTTGATTAACAATTAAACGAAACGACAATGACAACTCAACAAAAATTTGAATACAGGGTATACGATTCAATGGGTCGCAGAACTGAAGTTTTTTACAGTGCCTACAATAGTAAGGAAGCCTTTAAATTGTTTAGAGATGATAAAGCTAATTTTAGCAAATACTGTTATGGTAAATTACAAAGAGAATACAATAGAGGTTACCACATAAGTTTAGGTAAATAAACAATATGGAAATCAGAAAAAATAATAAAAATAACCACGGAGGCAAGCGCCAAGGATCGGGAAGGCCAAAGCTAAAC